GCAAGAAATAGATGCAGAGGCTATAACTGCAGTTAATTGGTGGTTGACTGACATGAGTGGTACTATTATTAATGGTAGAAGTCAAGTATCAGTTAGTGAAATAACTAATCCACTTTATCTTGTTATTAAGGGTGACGATTTACAAATACTTGAAAAAGAAGAAGGGTATGAGCAAAGGCTTATTACACTTAAAGGTACTTATAATTCAGACCTGGGTAATGCACTTCCTTTTACATATGCAGTTAGTTTTACTTTATTAAATAATCTTATTATAGCAAGTCACTTAAATATAGAAGTGGTTGATGTAATATTTACTGGGGATTCAGTTTATGTTTAATGGAGGTATCTTAGATAGGTTTAAGGAATGGAAACATTCTCCTGTTGCTTTTGTCCAGGATGTTATTGATGTAACACCTTCTGCACAGCAACTTGATTATCTACAACAGGTAGCTAAGAACAAACGTATAACTATTCGAAGTGGACACGGAACTGGCAAGGACGCAAGCACGGCATGGGTAATAATGTGGTTTATGTGTACTAGGGCATATGCTAAAGTAGTTTGTACAGCACCAACAGCAAGGCAATTAGCTGATATCCTATGGAGTGAATTAACTAAGTGGATAAGAAAATCAAAGGTAGCGGATGAACTTGTTATACAGAAGGATAAAATTTTTCAAAAAGACAACCCAAAGGAATGGTGGTGCAGGGCAGTCTCTGTATCTGCAAAAGCATCTAAAGAAGAACAGGCTGAGACACTTGCGGGATTTCATGGTGATCATTTGCTTATTGTTGTTGATGAAGCAAGTGGTGTTAATGATCCTGTGTATATCCCACTTGAAGGTGCATTAACTCAAGAGGATAATAAAGTTGTTCTTATTGGTAATATGACTCGGAATAAAGGTTATTTTTATGAGTCACATTTTCACTCTACTATTTCAAAGAGGTGGTGTAAGTTACATTGGGATTCAAGAGATAGTACAAATGTAGCTCCGGATTATGGATCTTACATGATGGAGAAGTATGGTGAAGATTCTAATGTCTTCAGAATTCGTGTTATGGGTGAGCCACCTACTGATAGTGAGAAAACATTTATTCCACTTGCTTGGGCAATTTCGTGTATTGGTGTTGAGTATGAGGATGATCCAGAAATGCCCTTATACTTAAGTGTAGATGTTGCTCGGTATGGGTCAGATAAAAGTATTATACTCCCAAGACGTGATTTAATTATTAAACCTTGGGAAGAACATCAGAAAATGTCAACAGCTGAATTAGGCGGTCATGTACTTGCTGATTTCAGAGAGATGGAAGCAGATGGAATTGCAATAGATGAAATTGGTGTAGGGGCTGGAACAATTGATTGGCTTAGAAAAATTCCGGAGGCTATGAAATTTGTCTACGGTGTAAATGTTGCTAACTCTTCTTCAGATAAAAAGAGGTATGCAAGACTTAGGGATGAGCTGTGGTGGAGAGTAAGACAAAAATGTCAGCAAGGTATGTATAGTTTTCCTTGTTCTACTAAAGAAGAAGAAAGAATGTCTAATGAATTATGTGATGAGCTTAGTTCACTGCATTATGAGTTTAATAACAATGGAGCTTATGTTCTTGAAAGTAAGAAACAAGCAAAGATGCGTGGTGTAGCATCTCCAAATATAGGCGATGCATTAGCTATATCTGAATACTTTTATGCTTCGGCACAAAATATCTTTCTTACTAAAGCTAAGATTGAAGCAGCAAAGAGGAAACGGGCAATTGACTTAGGTGTACAAGAGCAAAATGGACACTCATGGATGGCTGTATAGGATATTATGGAAGATTTGCAAGAATAAATTTTCCGGATGATTTATCAATATACTTACAACAACTTGACTTAGTTAGTATGTAAGAATGGGTACATTATATACTAATTCTGGGGATTATTTATGAAAGCAGAAAGAGTTGATTTAAGAGATAGTGTTAACATTCTTGATCCTGCATTAAAGAATGATAAGGAAATTGCTGGTGAGTTTGATAAGGTTATGGAATGGCTCCAGGAAGGTGAGAATGCTGTTTCTGAAACTTTGTATAGAACTGAGTCTGATGAGGATTATAGGTTTTATGCCAGTGACCAAGACACGCCAATGGTTAAAGCTGCTTTAGAAGATTCTAAAAGACCTAACAGTACTTTTAATGAAGTTAAGCCAAAGATTGATATGCTGATTGGCTTAGCTGCACAAGTAAAATATGACGGTTATATTGTACCAGTAGGTGAAGAGGACGAACCACTTGCTGAGTTAATGCAAGGTACGCTACTTCATTATAGGAAAAAACTTAAACTTGGAAGAAAAGAACTTGATTGCTTTGAGCATTCTACTAAATCTGGTAGGTCTTTATTATACTTTAGGATTGATACTTCTGATCCATATACACCTAAGATTGTACCTACAAGGATTCCTGGGCATAGTTTTATTGTAGACCCTGCAAGTCTTGAGTATGACTTATCTGATGCTAAGTATTTATTTGTATGGGCTTGGGTAGACGAAGAAGATATTAAAGGAATTGATCCTGATATAGATGTTATGCAACTTAGTAATGCAATTGGTAGTTTTGGTATGCCTGATTTTCATGATACTTTATCAGGGAAGTATAGGATTGCTACTTGCTGGTATAGAAAATGGGAACTTAAATATCACATAGTTAATCCATTCACACAGGAGATAGAAGCACTTACAAAATCTCAATATATAGCATTCAATAAAGCTGCATTAGCAGGAATTGATGCTGGTGAAGATGGTGTATTAAAAGTAGATGAACCAATTTCTTACGTAAAAGGTTATGCTGTTAGTTATAAGTATATAACATTCTCAGGTAATTATGTAATAGATGCTGGTTATAGTCCACATAAAGATGAAGTTGAGTTTCCTGCTGTCCTTTATGGTGCGTATAAAGATGATAATAACAACAGGTGGTTTAGTGCTATCACTGTACAAAAAGACCCACAAAGAGCTATGAATGTAATGAGAAGGCAGTTGGTTCATTTACTCCAGACATTACCAAAAGGTATCTTGATGCATGAGACCGGAGCAATTGTTGATATAGAGGAGTATGAAGCAAAGTCTTCAAATCCTAATTACCATATGGAAGTTACACAAGGTGCCCTTGAGAAAATTAAGTTTGAAAAACAACCTACTATTTCTAACTTATACGAACGACTTGACGAAGTTATGAGAAGTTCTATGAAAGATTCAAGTGGGATAAACGATGACTTAATGGGTGCGTATACTTCATCAAGAGAACCTGGTGTTACTGTGTCACTTAGGAAGGAAAGTAACTTAGCTGTTTTATTTATCTTGTTTAATAATTACAGAGAGAGTAGATTAAGTGGAAATAGAAAACTACTCTTTTTAATTCAGCAGTACACTACAGATGCAGAAATTATAAGAATCATGGGTGAGAAAGGTGCTGAGTTAATTAATATAAATAATCAGATGAATCCACAGCTTGATGGTTGGAATGATATTACTGCAGGTAAGTTTGATCTTGAAATGGAAGAGACAGTAGAGACAACTACTTATAGAACAGCAGTTGCTGAAATGCTAACAGATCTTAATCATAACAATCCTGGTAGTATTCCACTTGATGTTATCATGGATTACATGAACCTGCCGTTTACAACTAAGAGAAGGATTAGAGAATACTGGGAAGAGCAACAAAGGATTGAGCAAGAGAATAAAGATGCTGATCGTGCTCTTGAAGTTTTAAAAATAAAGTCAAAAAGTGATGGAGATGCAAGTAAAAAAGCTGCATCGGAAAACTAAAACGAAGGAATAGTAGGAGGACAACTCATGGGTGATGAAGTAACAATTATTAAAGATGATGATTACAATGAACTAGAGGGCGTTTTTAGTAAGGATAGCGAAATTCCAGGTGATGAGGTTACTGGAATAATTAATCCTAAAGGTGCTGATGACAGCAAGGGAGATGATAATGATGACTCTGACTCAGATGATGATGATAGCAGTAGTGATTCTGATTCTGATTCTGATTCTTCTGATGATTCTGATGCTGATGATGATGGAGCGGCAGATGACTCTGCTGAGGAAGATTCGAAAAAAGGTGATGATGACTCCAAGTCAGACGCCGATGATGCAGACGATAAAGGGGCAGATAAAGATGATAAGGATGAAGATGACTCGTCTGGAGACAAAGATGCTGAGGAGGAAAAAGAAGATAAAGAAGCAGACCTTCGAACACAACTCAGAGATCAACAAAGAAGAGTAGCTCTTACGGAAGCAAAGCTTGATACATATAGCAGACAGAGAAAAGCTGACAAAGATGCAGCTGCTAGTGATGATGAGGACGAGGAAGCTTCTGATGTAGAACCTTCAACTATTGAAGCTGCTCAACTTAAACTAAATGAGATTGCTGAGACCCGTGGTGAGATTGTAGCAGACATGCTGGAGCTCATGAAAGTAAATCCAAAATATGAAGACGTTGAAAGTGTATGCTCTAAAAACAACCTTGATGATACCATAGAAACTCTTGCACGAGCACAGGTAGCCAAAGATGGCGGTGACTTGGTGGAGATCATGATGGGTTTGGAGGTTGATATTTGGAGCCAACGAAATCCGTACAGTTATATGTACGGCTTAATTAAAGATATCCATCCTCGGTATGTGAAAGATGAGGATAAAGACACTGGTGATGATGACAAAGGTGATACCAGTAAGGATAAAAAAGGGAAAAAGACACCTAAGAAAGCACCGTTATCTGCAATTGATTTAGCCAGAGGCGGTGGTGATAAGAATGCTGGTGAGTGGACTGCTGAGAAGATTGATAATCTTGATGAGGCAGAACTTGATAAAGTACCAAAAGACGTATATGCTAAGTATATGCGTGGTGATCTTGATAAATAAAGGAGAGTCTAAATGGACCCTAAAACACAATTTACGACAAGTAATAATTTAACTCGGAAGCGTTGGGCACGTGACCTGTTTAAAATCATACTACCTGGTATGGAATTTAATGAGTTAATTGGTACAGGCCCTGATGCTATTATACAGATTCGTACTGAACTTGGTAAAGGCCAGGGTGATCAAATCACCTTTGGTATTAAAAAACCTTTGTCTGGTGAAGGACGTGTCGGAAATCAGGTCGTAGAAGGTCATGAGGAAGGTTTGGTTTTTGATGACTTCAATATGACCATTCAAGAATTACAACATGCAGTTGATACTGGTGGTAAGATGGAAGAACAAAGACTTCCGTATAACCTTGTCACTGAAGGTAAGGATTCACTCGGTGAATGGTGGCAAGATAAACTGTCAGATTTTGCTATTAATTATCTTTGTGGTAATGCCAGTTACAAAATTGCAGGGCAAACTTTTGCCCAGGCTGCTGTAGCTCCTGACACACGGCATAAAATGCTGGTAAATTCTGTAGCAGAAGCATCTATGACAGCTACTGATGAATTAGATCTGACTTTCCTTGATGCAATGAAACAACGAGCTGAACTGATGGATATTTATAGCAAAAATCATTTCAAAGTTCGTCCTTTACGAAAAGGTGGAAAGAAGTATTATCGTGTTATACTTCATAACTATGTTTTTGATAGATTACGTCAGGATACTAATATTGGTGCCTGGGGTGATATGCTCAGAAGTGCGGGTAAACTTGGATTTCCAAATGTGGAGATTGAATACAATGGTCTGCTGATTTCCAAGTCCGAACGTATTTACAGTCCAGCAACTGGTGTCTATCGAAATGTACTTCTTGGTGCTCAGTCAGCATGTTTTGCATGGGGCGGTGCTGGTGAGTCTAAATCTACAACAATGTCTTTTGTTCCTTATACAAGAGATGCTAAACGCTTCCTGATGATTCGTGGCGGTGGTATCTTTGGTATGAAAAAGACTCGTTTTTCCGGTATAGATTATGGTATTATTACTGGATCAAGTTACGCTACTGCTCTTGAGTAAGTATGTAATTAAATCTTAATTATTTAATAAAGTAAAAGGAGTCTTAAATGGACGGAGTAATGAGAGGAAAATTCTCCGACAACTTTCGAATGGGCAGAAGTGGTAAGCTTGTTGAGAAAGCTGATGGAGTATATGGAGTAATTCAACTTCCCCGTTATGCCTTTCTTGACCAAATTTGGTTTATTGTATATCAGGCATATGCCGGTGGTGCATCAGGTGCAGCTACAATAGGTTGGGAGGGAAATGCTGGTACAGCAGACCCTGACGGCTTTATGGATTCAGCTGCAGCAGGTGCTCGCACCCCAGGTACAAAAATTATGACTGAGGATGCACAACCTGGAAGTGTTGGTAAGTGGTTTAATGAAGGAAGAGGTCATGTGACAATTACACTTGCTAAGGGGTCAGATAGTACTCTGCTTATTGCTGAGATATTTGCCCGTTACAGTGTGATACACTAACACATAAAATTTTTTAAGGAGATTACAATGACTGTAATTCTTAAGGATCTACGACGACAGGATGATAATAGAACACTGTGGAATCCGTACTGGATTACCTCCAGTGAAATTAATTACGACGACGTTGATGGTACTGATGTAGCTTTGATTACCTCATTCCCAGCTGCAAAATACGGTAATAGTATTATTTTGGTACAGCAAGTTGCTGTTCAAATTGTTACTTTATTTTCTGGTGGTACTCCATCACTTGATGTAGGGTTATGGACTATAGCTACTGATGATATTACTGTAGGGGGGACTATTACAGTAGTAGATGCAGATGAGTATGTTAAATCAGCTGATGTTACTGAAGCTACAGCAGGTATTTACTGGAGTGCAACAGCAGATTTCCTTGCTGTTCGTGCAGCGGTTACTAATGCAGCTCCTGTTCTAATTACACCTGCAGATGGTACTGTTCCTTGTATTGCTATATCTGGAGCGGCATCCGGAGCTGCTGGTGTAGCCCGTGTGCTGATGCAAGTTATTGAGGTTCCAACATATTAAGATTGGGTACATTTTGTACTAATTCTTGACAAGGGGTTCAGGATGAAATTAGAACAGATGAAGAAAGAAGTAGCTAGGCTTATAGATGATCAATACTATGATCCTATTACTATACAGGAATTTTTGAATAAGGCTGTGGTTATGTGTGCCTTTGATGTAGATATTCCTGAGTTTAAACGGGTAACAACTATTGAGACTATAGCTGGTAAAGCATATACTTATCTTAATGAGCAGATTCCGCAATTTGGCGGAAGAGTTCGAAGGGTAAAGTACAATGGCTTTGACCTAAAGGTATATTCTAGTCTTGATGAGTTGCTTGATAACTACGAAGACCTTACTGCCACTGGAGCTGTTGAAGCTACCGCACTGGAAGGACGTGTCTTGTGGTATGCCAAGATTCCCGAAGAAGCTACTTCTCTTCTTCTGCTCTATTTTCAAAATCCTGAGCCTCTTGCTGCTAAGGTTAACGAAGAACTTTTATGGTTACCTGAAGCTTGTCAGTTAAAGGTAATCTGTCATGGTGCTGCAAGTTTAATATGGCGTGAACTTGAGGAGGAGGACAGTGGGCAGCCTATGGCTAATCGGTATAGAGCTATATATGAAGAAGGCATTGTGGATTTTAAAGCTTGGATAGCACGGAACAGACAAAATTTAACTTATAGCCATTGGAGTAATTAATGCAACGAGCACTTTGGTTTGGTTCATCTACTGGACTTGATACAACATTTGATCCTGCAAGGGTTCCTTATGATCCTGAGGTGGGTGTAACACCAGCAAAGATTGCTGTTAATGTTGATATATCTAAGACTGGTAGAGTAAGTAGAAGAAAGGGATGGGAGAATACAGTTATAACTGATGCTTGTCATAGTTTGTTTTGTGACGGAGGTGATGCATTTTTTGTAACTGGTGATGCACTTAAAATGCTTGCTCCTGATATGAGTGTAACTAATTTAAGAAATATAACTGTTAATGCTCCAGTGGGTTTTGAACAAATTGGATCAAGAACATTTTATACTAATGGAAGGGAGAATGGATTTATACTTAATGGAAAGTCATATGGATGGAATCAAGCAGTTCCTAATCAAAAAGACTCTACTATAATATATTCCCCTCCGCCTGTTGGTACATTACTTGGGTATTACAAAGGTAGAATATATGTAGCCCAGCAACATATTGTTTGGTATAGTGAGGCTAATAATCTTAACACTTTTAACCTTAAAAAATATCTTGCATTTTCATCTTCTGTAACAATGTTTAAAGGTGTATCAAACGGTGTATGGCTAGGTACAGAGAATCAAATACTATTTCTTAGAGGTGATTCACCTGATAACTTAGAGCAACAGAGGAAAGCACTTACAGGTGTTATTCCAGGATCTGATACTTATGTAGACTGCACATCAATTCCTGGTCTTGCTGATGAATATGGTCAGCAGGTTAATGGTGTTGGAGTATTATTCTGTACACCCAAAGGAATTTATATCGGAACAGAAAGTGGTAAGTTAATGCAGTTGTCTAAAGGTAAACTTACTATTCCTAAATCCTTAATGGGTGCCGGTGTTTGTATAGGTAATAGGTACATTGCATCACTTGGGGATAGTTTATATACTAATAGATTAGCCATTTGTCAGCAGGTTATTACACCTGCAATTTCGCAGTATAAAAATTATTCGTTTAACTCCTTTGCTGTTATTGGTGAGAACACGTATGGAGCTAATACGAATGGTATCTTTAAGTTAGACATGGCAGATAATGATGTATCCTCAACTACTTCCATTGCTGTAATAGAAGCTCACTATGAATCTGTATTAACTGATTTTGGTATAAAAGCAGAGAAGAGAGTACGAAAGTGTAATGGAACACTTGAGGCTAACGGAGAACTTAGATTCTCCTTTAAATCAAATGAAGCACATGAAATTGTGCAACATACTGTTCCTGCTTCTACTGATAATCAACAACACTCAGTGGAAATTCCTGTAGGAAGAAGTATTAAGGGAAGGTTTTATAACTTTACAATTCAGAATATAAACGGCGCTGATTTCAGTGTTGATAATTTAGAAGCTTTTATAGATGTACTTTCACGAAAACCAGAAAAAAGAGGGAGTAATTAATTATGACTATCAGGTATTCTACTGGCCTAAGAGATAAAATACAAGGCTTAAAAGGAGAAGTAAAGGGTGCTGTAATTGGTGCTGGATTAACATTTGTTGATGGTGGTGGAAGTGCAGATACTATTACTGATGGTGGTACAGGGTTTATCACACAGGACTTTGCTCCAGGTGATATATTGTTTTGTCTTGGTGCTACTACTGGAGCTAATGATACTGATATCACAGGTGTTGTTATTGCAGGTGTTGTAGCAGGAACACTTACTATTCCAACAGGTTCTGTTGATACTGGTGAGTCTGGCGCAGCTGGTACAGTAATTGCTTGCGCCAAAGGTGGGTCGTTAAAGGATGTACTTAAAGATGGTGTTATGTATGTCTATTCAGGTTCACAGCCAGGTGATCCAGATGATGCTGTTTCAAGTACTTTGCTAATGACTATTACACAGGATTCACTTACCTTTACAGCAGCTGCTTTTGATAACGGTCTTGAGTTTGAAGACGATCCTCTTGACGGGGTGATTGAAAAAGCATCTGGAGAAGTTTGGTCTGGTGTATGTACCACTGCTGGACAAGCTGGTTGGTTTATGATCTGCGGTAATGCAACTGATGCAAGGGGCTCAAGTTCTACACTACCACGTATGACTGGCTCAATTGGAACTGCTAATGCAGATGCTATTATGCCAAGTACTACTCTTACTGTTGGTAAGACTTATACACTTGATTCTTTTGCCTTAACACTACCTATGTTTTATGGTGCTTAATAATTACAATGTGTCGTAGGTAATACTTCGGCACTTTTTTAAAGAGGTAAGTTATGGCTGATAATTATGTAACAGTCGCAGGAGCAGGTGCAAAAACTGGAGTTGATTGGGATAATGCTTTTGGTATGGCAGAGTTTATATCTGACGTGGCGAGTGCAGCAGCTGGTGATTTCTACTATGTTATGGAGGGTACATATACCCATGCAAGTAATATTTCCTGTTCCTTAGGTGTGTATAATAATAGACTGTTTTTAGTTGGTGTGAAATCAGGGACAACAGCAGAACCTCCAACTGCTTCTGACTTTGCAACGGGTACAGCAAGACCGTATTTTACAGCGACTGGCTATAACGTAACTTTTGGTGCATACTGGAAGATGTTTAATATTAGGATTCAAAATGATATATCAGCATCTTGCTACATTGGCGAGGGTAGTGTCTTAAGGAATAGTTCTGTTATAAGCGTTGGTGAATCAAATTTTTACCATGCGGTTCAGTTAACTGGTCCAAATACAATTATTATAGATTGCCACCTTGAAGCCCTTGGACAAGCAGTTAGAAGTGACGACAATACTACTGATTATTGCATGTTTATAGCTTCATACTTTAAAGGTGAAAAGGGAATAGTTGCTGGCGGTATGATAGATTACCAAATAGTTATGAACTGTATCTTTGATTCAATTACATTAGCCGCAATTGATGTAGCTTGGGGAAATGGGCTAAGAGCTATAGGTAATACTTTTTATGCCTGTGGAACTGGTATCGCAGGAACTACTGCCCACAGTCTTGTCATTATGAATAATATATTCAGTGACTGTACTGATGGAATGAAATTCACATCCACACTTTCTCAGCAAGTTGTCGATTATAATAATTACTATAATAATGGTACAGATGTGACAGGAATAGTAAAAGGGACAAATGCTTTAGCTGTTAATCCGCAGTTTACAGATGCAGCGGGAGGTGATTTTTCACTTAATGCTGCATCTGCATTAATAGGAGCAGGATTTGGAATCCAATTAGGAGTTAGCTAATGTCTGCATCAATTCCAACCATAGGAGCATGGCAATCACAAGTAACTGTAGGAGCATGGCAAGCTTCAGAAGCACCCCTGTCTGTAAGTGATACTGTACCAGTAAATGAAAGTGTAGTAGTACAACTTTCTTACTATTCGATTTCAGTAGTGGATAGTATAAGTATAACTACATCTACATCACTAGAAGGATTGGAAGAACCTATATTAAGTATAACTGTAGTTGATAATATAACTAGTACTGAGTTTACTGATTTAAATCTTAACTGTGGTATTATAGTTAGTGATAGTATAGTTATTACTGATTCAGTAAGTATAATAAATGTTACTTATTTCGGTACAGATCTTCGCCCCGAGCATTACCCAAAACTTCCTACTGTATCATGTGAAGCTGCATTTAGAGAAACTATTTCTATTGGAGGTATTGCGCCAACAGTTTATGGAACAGGTTACTTTGGTTCTGCTGTTGAAAGTAAAGTGCCTACTCCATCTGCTGAAATAACACTAAAGGGCTTGTTTGATGGTTATATTGCTGTTGCTAGTAAGTTACCTACAGTAGAAGGCTTAGGAATCTTTGGTAGTATAATGGTAGGAAAGGCTCCTACTGTATCTTGCAATGCTGTTCTTTCTAATAAGGATATAATAGTTTCTGGTTATGCTCCTACAGTATCTGCTGAAATAGAAATACCTAATAACTTTATAACCATATTAAGTCATGCACCATTTCCTTCCTTAAAAGCAACATTAACTATAGATGGTTATATTACTGTAGCAGGAACAGTGCCAACAACTTATGGTGCCGTGGTAATAAGTGAAGCTATAACTATTGTTGTTATTGGAACTGCTCCTGTTGTTAAGGCAGAGTATAATAGTATACAAGTAGGTAGTAGTTCTATGCTTATAAGTGGAACTGCTCCTGTTGTAGCCATTTATCAACCTACTGGTGAAGAAGACCCAGGTGGGATTAGTTTGTCAGAGGAAGATAGATTTGCTGATATAACTCTTCAATATGACAGGTGGCCTGATGCAGTATAAAGGAACTAAAGTTGTATTGCGTGACGGACTTGAGCTTACTAAGCAAGTACAACAAGATATAGTTATAGCATGGCAGCAGCTACAAAATTTACACAGGACACAACCTGGTAAGCAGTATAAATGCATGGTTAGTGGTAAAGGATGGAAGATAAGTAGTTTAGATGGTAGGGATAAAATTGAAATACTTGGATATAAACAGGAAGAAAAGAAGGAAGAAAAAGAGCTTATTAAACTTAAAACTGTGTATGAATTTATTCCAGGTATATGTATGATAAATGGAGATAACCCAGAGCGGCATTATGCTTATAATGATATCAGTACATATGAAATATCTGTATGCATAACACAAACTTGGCAGGGAAGAAAATGTCTTACAGGGGAAACTGCTGCGGTAGAAACACCTGGAGATAAGTGGCCTGACGTACCCGGCTTTGATGTATTAGGACTGATTGAATTTGGAACATCTGATCCGAATATATACTTTCCCTTGGATGAGTGGCATGATGGTGAAGAGTCAGAATCTGATAATGAATTTAATCCACTTCCATATCAAGGTTATTCTCTTGATCTCGGAGCACTAGATTATGGTTACTTTATGATGAAGGCTGTTGACGGGACTATAAATCTTACACATACTTTTTTATCTGACTGCTTTCAGAATCAAGTTGATTATACAGATGCTTATATTTTAGAAGTTGAGGCAGAACCGGATAAACAATTCTTAGGACGATTTCATAACAGTGATGGTGCATGTAATGCAGAAGATGAAGATGGTTGCTGCACTGATGAAACTAATAATAGTAATTGGTTGTTAAGTGGAACTTGCTCTGCAGGGCATTTACTTTTTGAGATTGAAATAATGCAGTTAGTTACTCAAGCTACTTATGATCCAACTTGGGCATCTGGTTTTTGTTTTGGTTATGACAACGCACTTACATGTGACATGGCAGTAAGTACATTTGTAGATACAACAATGGGTAATACACAGAATAGATTAGTAACTGATGAATATTCATTCCTTGTTCAAATGGAAACATCCGGTCTTGCTGATAGAGCAGCAGGTGAGATAGTTTCTCCTGGTGCAGTATACGAATCAAGGAGTACAAAAAATTATACCTTAGCTTCTGTGTGTGATGAAAAGCAAAAGGACACATATAGAAACTATGATTTTTTTCCCTTTGTTTGGGAATTAGCTGGGGCGTATATACAGGATAGTGATGTAGGTAGTCAGGGAATCTTACAAGATAAGTATTTAATGTTATACATACAAGATACAAATGACATACTTTATCAAGAACATACAGATGATGAATGGCATCTTACTCCACACCCTACTTATAAAGCAGGTGGAGTATATGAGCATGGAACTCCAGGTTCTATAAGTGGAAGTTGGGATGCAGATTCATACATGATTTTATATGCTGATGTAAATGGTACAAAGGTAGAAATAGATCGAGTTGACACTAACACATACCCTGGATATATTACAGTTACTGATTCACATATAGTAACAGTTCTTGGAAGTGTTTATTATATGTATGCTTATGTGATAACACAGAATACAGATAAGAATAATGTTATAAAGGTAAAGTATGGTTACTTTAAAGATACTGCTGAGAATCATGTACGATCACCAGTATTTACACCCTCCGGTCTTACAGATAGTGGTGGTAGAATAACTTGTCATCATAATGTTTTTGGTAGTGAGAATTTTGACACACCTCTGTACGGTATAGGTAAGTGTGCAGGATTTCTTACTAAAAAAGTTAAGGAGTATATATGAAACGTTACTGTACTAATGTAAAATACTTTGAAATACTTAGTGAGGAGGAAGACTAATGGCAACTTCACCAATTTCTCTAGGTTTAGCCACACCATCTGTTATTACTAACTTAGTTAGTGACCAAATAGAAGTAGCATCTGATTGGGCAAATCTTTCGCTTACAAATGCAACAACTCATTTAAATACACTTGCGGGTTTAACATTTAATGTTAGTTATGAAGTACCCGAAATTGTATCTGTTACTGGACCATCTGTTAATCCTACAAAACCTGGGCCACCTGAGGTAGCAGATATTGAAATTGCTCCTGTTGCTTTTACATCTTTATTACCTGTTGTTCCTACCTTTGACTTAATTACTCATACCCCACCTGAGTATACTGAAAAAGATTATGGTATATCAATTCCAGCTGCTCCTACTGTTCTCTGGCCTTCATTCACAAAGGAAGCACCGGTAACACCTGATAGACTTATACCTAATGTACCAGTTACTGAAATTCCTCCAGTTCCTACTATTGCAGATATTGTTATTCCTCCACCTCCTTCATATGACAGTCCTGAGTTTACAGCAGAGGTACCCATTGCTGATTTAACTCTTCCTACTGTATCATTTGATTGGGGAGAGTCTGTATATAATAGTGACTTAAAAACTAAACTTGGTGACCTGTTATATGACAATTTAGTAAGTGGTGGTTCTGGTCTTGATGAAACTACAGAGGCAGCTATTTACACTAGAGCAACTGGAAGAATGGAGGAAGAAGAACAAAAACTTATTGACGAAGTATCTGATAATGTGGCACAAAGGGGATTTGATATTCCTCCTGGTGCTTTAATTACTCTTGCGATGGAAGCTGAGAATAAAATTTTACGTAGTAAAACTGATCTTAATAAGGATATTCTTATTCAGCAGTCAAATCTTGCTCAAGTAAATACACACTTCATTATTACGCAGTCAGCTAATCTTGAAAATATATTAATAAGTTATCATAACAATGTACAGGCAAGGACGCTAGATGCTGCGAAATATACAATTGCTACAACTGTTCAGATGCATCAATTAAAGCTTGAGAATTATAAAGCTAGACTTGATGCTTATCAAATACTTGCTCAGGTATATGGTATTAGAGTACAGGCTGAGATTGCTAAAGCGGAGTTTTATAAAGCTCAAATTGAAGCAACTAAAGTATCTGTTGAAGTACAGAATTTATATCTTAAAGCTTACCTTGGTCAACTTGAAGGTGTAAAAGCAACTTTAGAAACATACAGATTACAAATGGAAGGTGCTCATCTTGCTGCAAGTATTGATAAATTAAAACTTGATGGTTATGCCACTGAAGTAAATGCTTATGGTGTAAAAGTTACAGCAGCAACACAAAGATATGAAGGGTATAAAGCAGAACTTTCTGGTGAAAGTATAAAAGCTAGTATGCGTCAGATTGATGTTAATTCTTTTTCAGCTCAATCATCTGCTTACCATGTTAAGAATCAAGCGGAAGTTGCCAGGAGTGAGACAATCTTAAATGGTGTAAGAATAGAAGCAGCTGTATATGAGCAAGCTATTAAAAAATATAATGCTGACGTAAGTAAGTCTGTATCAGAAGCAGAGGTTAAAGCACGTCTTGCTGGATTAGATGTTGCCGTGTATTCAGCTGAGGCAACTACTTATGTTAATGAACTTAATGCATCTGTTGATTTGTTTAGAGGCAGAATAGCAGAGATGCAAGTAAATTCAGACCTGTCTGTTAAATCCGCAGACCTTGCAATAAGAGCAGCTCTTGGTGAATATGAACTTGCAGTTGAAATAGCTAAAGGTGTATCCTCTGTATCTGGGCAATTGGCAGCAGCAGCAGCTGGCGCAGTGAATGCTTCTCTACACGCAAGTAGCTCTGAAAGTAGGGCTGATAATGTTGGTCGTAATACGTCTACTTCAAGTTCATACTCAGCGTCTGAATCAGATGCTTTTATTGAAGAACATATTTATTCATACTCTAATTAAGGAGAGTTATAATGGCTAGAGGAGATAGAGCAGGAATAGTAAGTCTTATATCAACTGATCTGGAAAGAAAGGCTGAGCAGAAGAAACGTAATACTGCAGCTGATATACTGAAGACAAAATTGAACATAGGTGGTAGGAGAGATGTTGCTACTATACAGCAAGCAGGTGCCTCAGCGAGAGAAGACGTTAGTCAGACTGGTGCTACTTTCAGGCAGAATATTGCAGTGGCTGGTGATAAAGCTGTACAGGCAATGCGTGGTAGGTCAGCAATAAATGTACAAACTTTACGGGGTAGTCAAGCAGTAAGTTTACAAGACTTAAGGGGAGAACAAGACACAGGAATACAAAAATTACAGGGTAAGCAGAAAAGGAGTTTACTCAGTGAGGGAGCAAGGCTTAGTGAAAATGCTGCTGCATCAGAATTTAGTAGGAAGTCGTCAGCAACAAAAGCAATTCTTGCTACTATTCCTGTTATTGATTCAGGAGAATTTACATTTGATTCTAAGAAAAAGAAAGAAGAAGATAGTCAGCGTCTACTAGTACCTTAAATATAACTAAGTATTAGTACATTATGTACCCATTCTGGAGAATATTATGGCTGGAATAGACCCACTAATAAGAGATAGAGTAAGTAGTTATAAGAAATCACAAAAGAAAAAAATCGCTCTGCTGTCTGATGCTGGGAAAATGGATAAGTATGTATCTGGACTTACTCAGCAACTTTCACCAACTCGAAAGATAGCAAAGAAATCTAAAGCTGCATCTTTAGTGGATCGTGTTGATCTGCGTATTGATGATTCAAGTTCTATGAAAGGCTTCGGGCAGGAGTTTAGAAGTAACTTTGCTTCTGAATTAGCTAAGCCTGAAAATGCGGGATATTCTACTAAAGCCATAGCTACTGGTATAACTAAGAGTATGCTATCTGAAGTTGGGCCTAAAGGTAAGACAAGATTAGAACGGGCTTATGAAGATTACAGAGTTGATGAATCCAGTAGAAGTAATTTCTTTGGTCTTGGAAGTGGGAAGAGTAAGAATTCTAAGCCTCCGTCTGCACCTGCTGGAATGAAACTGTACAGTGAGTGGAAGAAGGATAGAAGAGCTGAAGAAGATGTAAGTCTTGGTAAAGAATACACACCTGAAGGATATTTAAAGTCTGTTAAACTAGCAACTACAATAGGTGCCTACGCTGGTGCAGGTATTGCTGCGGTTGCGGGACAGTTAGGACCACAAGTTGCTACACCTGAAGAGATTGTTACAGTACCTGTTGCTGCAGCTATTGGTGGATTAGTTACTGGAGTAGGGGAGACACTTGCTTATCCTTTCAGAAGACTTATTGATGGTACTGAATGGGGTAGAGCAAGAAAGGGTAAGGGCGGTTTCAAAAATACTGCTAAGTTACTAGCTGTTAAATATGGACCTGACCTTGCTGTTACTGGTGGGGCTGAGGTTAAGTTGTTAAAGTCTGTTCTATTATCTGACACGCTTAAGAAACTTGCTATTGCTAAACCTACTGCACAAAGAGTTACTGTTGCTAAGCAGGCAGATGATGCTGTAACAAAGATTAAGAATGCACCTACAGAACCTTTAAATATACGTAAGGGTAAAGGTGTTAAGCATGTTATGCGAAATGCTAAGATTAATAACTTAGACACACCGAATGCTGAAAAGGTTAAGGCTGGGAAGTTATACGGAGCACTTTCTCCTGAAGGTAAAGTTGTGGCTAATGCAGATCCTGATGGATTAATTCCTGGGATATATAAGCAAAGTGAAATTGAAGAGTCAATTGCATTTGCTGAAGGTAAACAAACTGCTGATGCTATGGTTAAGAAAGAAGTTAAGCCTACTGCTAAGCAAGCTGCAACTACTACTAAGGTAGATAATGTAAGAGGTGAAGTTGCAGTTGGAAAAGCGGAAGTTACAGTTACAGAACCGAAACAATTGTTGCTTGAGCATAAACCTGGAGGAGCAGAGACTGATGCTATTATGGCACAGCAATCTGTTGTTCATGAAGCAGCATTTAAGAAGTCTCAACCTGGTAAAGAAACAATGGAGGTTATTGGTAGGAATAATGCTGATGATCAGTTAAGTGTTACTACGGAGACAGTTGCTCAGGACTTTAAGACTGGTATAACTCCGACTGTAGACACTGTAACTAAAGATTTAGTAAAGGAAGCAGACAGTGCTTTTGTACCAACTACTAAATCTGAAATACGTTTAGCAGGTTTATATGATAAAGTTGGAGATTACTACGATGAACTTATTGTAAAATATAACCCAGAACTTAGTATCCCTGACAGGACTAGAGTGATATCTGCTGCTGACATTGAAATGGAGGAAGCTCTTGCACGTGCATCAGTAGGGTTAGAAAAGAAATTAACTAAGGCTGAAACAAATAAACTCAATTCACTGTTAACTAACTTTGACGACATTGAGCGTACTGTTATAAAGATGCGGGAAGAAATACCTGATATAACAATAGATAATATGCGATCAAGTATGACGTCTATTATTAAGTCTGAAAAAGCAGGAGAGGTTACTGCTACTGAAACTCTTCAGCAAGTTGAGGATTTATCACTTAGAGTTGCACGATCTCCTACTTTACTTAATGCTGATAAGAATGAAGTCATTGGTAAGATGGCTGAGTACAGCTCTAGACTTAGAAAGCAATCTGGTATTCTGTCCTTTATGGCAGCGTTTGGAGTTGGTGCTGCTGTTATGGAATCCTTTACACCAGGTGAGGCAGAGGCTGCTAACCTTGGAAGTATATTAAGTAAAGGGTTAAGTAAAGAAGTGCTTACTGGTTTTACTAAGAAAACTATCACAGCATTAGAAAAGAAACAACTTGCTATTGGTAGAATAACTTCTGATAAGGTGTTTCACATACCAGCAAATGGATTCCAAACTGGGTTAAAAGAAACTGCACAGGGTGGGGCTAAGTATTTCTTAAATAATATAAATACAGTATATAGAAGTACAAGTAAATCATTAGTAAGAAATAACATGTCACCACAGATGCAATTTAATTTAATACTTAATGCAACAGAGGGGAAGTTAATAAACCCTGCCGTTTTTAAAGCATCTTTCTTTACAGCTGAATCTAATAGTGTAAGAAATGGACTGAGAGTTATAGCTAATATATTTAAAGATAGTGAGATAATTACAGCGGAAAAGGAAGTTGCTAAGTTATTCGACCCTCTTTTACCTAAGGCAAGTAATCAATACCTACATGATTATCATAAGGAAATGGTTAATGAGTTAACTACTAAACTTGGTAAGATGAAAAAACCGGATAAGGAAACTGCTAAATCTTTACGTCATGATATACATAAGCATCAAGGAATGGTTAAGAAATTAGAGCCTGAAGTTGTTGATTACCATGCTTCATTTCAAGTAACTGCAGAAGAAGCAGCTACTAAATTCTCCTCCTCTCGGGTATTCTTTGCTGCAGATGATACAGCTAAGTTTGATAAGTATCCTTTTTTAAAACGTATTCCTTTTACGCAGAATGAAAAACTTGCTGTTGGTAGGTTGAAAAGACAAATGGGATCGTATAGAGTAAGGCTGGAACAGAATAAAGTGAAGACTTTTTCTGGTGAGTTCATGCACTATAACATGCACCCTAAGATGGAAATGAGTATGCTTGCAGATTTAACAGGTGATAGCACAGCTACTCCTTACATGAGGAACTTTACAAGGTCACTTAACTCTCGGCCTTTACTTCCAGATGCTGTTGCTTCCATGAGTAGATATGTTCCTGATACAGAGAGAAGAATACAAACTCAGGCTTTTTGGAACTCTGGGTGGGGTGAAGTTATGAATAGGTCAAGTCATATTGAACCACTTAAAAATGCCTTTGAAGCTTTAAGAGATGGCTCAGCACCTTTTGAAAATACCTGGACGAATAAACTTGCAAGGTGGTATACAAATATAGAAGTCTTTAAACGCTTGTTCCTCTCTCCGTCTGCTGGTTTAAAGCATCTTGTTAAATTAACGGGTGACATGTCAACACTTGGTATACGTACTACAGTAGGTTCTATACCAGGAGCTGTTAAAGGTGTGTCACATAGAATTATAGAGGATACTCCTTTCTTAAAAAAAGTTGCGAGTAACTTATACAATCCAAGTTCATATACAAAAATGAAAAAGCAATTACTTGATTCAGTTGCACCTGTTGTTGATACAAGATATAGGATGCAACAAATGGGCTTTGGTAATTATGATACACAGTTTAGTAAGCTTTCTATTCTTGCTGATGAAGTTAATCATGTTGGTGGAGTGTTTATTAACATGGCTGAGTTAATAGATAGAAGTACCACTATGGAAGCTGGTATGCGAATAGCTGCGAAAAAAGGTATGTCACCGAATCAAGCTATCTATGGAATCTATGATACTATTCTTAAGAATAATTTCCTTGGTAGAGAATTTACACCGCAATGGTTAAGAAATCCAATTACAAAAGCTGCTCTTATGTTTCAGACTACACCGTATAAAATCTTTGAGAAGCGAGCTGTTGTTGCTACTAGATCTGGGAAAGCTATTAAGAACATGGGTAAGCAAGTTTATAATGCCACTAAAACTGAGTCTGGTAGAGCACAGTTGTATAGTGATTTAAAAACACTTTATAGAGATATGACAACAGCAGATCAGGAAATGAAAGTTAACTTGTTTCTTGATTCACTTAAGAATGAGCAAGATTTTTATGGTAACTCAGTTGTTAAGCAATTTATTAAAGACCTTATAATTATGGGAGCAGGAACTGCAGCTGCTGGGTCAGTTGGGCTGAATATGTCACATCATTTCTTTCATGTCCCACTTTTAAAGTCTAGTACTTATAGTGATACATATGGAACCTTAGCTTTATCTCCAGTCTTAAATGCTATTAATGATGGTTCTAAAGTTTATAATAAAAAGATAGAGGAAGGTGAAGATACTATACGTATGGCTGAGATAATGCAAAAGTGGATGGGTAAAGCTGGTCCATATCCTGATACTCTTTGGAAGTATAATAGAATAAGCAATGATGATATACCTGATATATATCAAGACAGTCCGTTTCAATACTTATTTGCAATTCCATCTAACAAGGAGAATTAACTAATGGCTAAGATAGATACAGTTGTTTCACACGCATTATTTAAATTGATTAGTCCATTACTTGGTATAATTATACTTGGTTTAATCAGTATAGTATGGAGCCAAACTATGGCTCGTTCGCAAGAAAACAAAGTAACTATTGAAAAGCACTATGACACAACTTTTTATCAGCTTACTACTAAAGTTGATAAGGAAGATTTTACAAGAGTTTTAAAGTTAATGGAGCGTGAAAGTGATATGCGTTGGGAGTCTACTGTGAGAATAAATGAAAAGATAGATGCTATACAAAAGGATATTACTGTAATAAAAGAAAATTTAAGTAGGAGGAGATTATGAGTACACTGTATAAAGAGGGAGTTTGTGGTATGTTAAATCGGCAGATGCGAAAATGTAAGGGACGTTTAGCAATACTTCATAGAACAAGAGGAGAAGATTTTGTTATAACTTCTATGCAGGAGGGTAAGCATCGTGATGACTCCTTGCACCCACAAGGTGATGGTCTTGACTTTCGTTATAAAGAGAATGTAAGTAGGCAGGAAGTAATAGATACTTGTGGTAAAGGCTTTGACGTAGTATTTGAAAGTGATCATATACATACTGAGTATGATCCTAAGTAAGGAGGCTGTAAATGACTTTGATATATATGAGAAATGTTGAAGGTAAGCCAAAGATGCGAGCATTAACTGCTCCACTTTCTTGTAAGATGTGGAATGAACTTGATGAGGAAATACCATTTGACTTTGAGTGGGATGGTTCATCTGTTCCAGTAATTGCACAGGGTATCTTTCCAAGGCATCGGCATCCTATTGCATCTTGCAAACATGACTTTAGATGTAAGAAGGCGAAGAATAAAGAGGAAAGACTTTGGAGTGATAAGAAATTTAAACAGGATGTAGCTAAGACAAGTTGGAAAGTTACAGCGTGGTTAGGTTATGCTGGTGTTAGGATTGGAGCGTTATTTGGAGTGGGTTCTAAATTTTAAACTTAAAAGATTCTAAGAATAGGTACAATATGGACTCATTCTTAGAATCTTTTTTCTTTATTTTTTATAATTAAATCCTTTAGGTTTAATTTTAATCTTCCATCTTTTAAGCCAGTATAAAATAGTGCTGTTATGAACTTTAAATATCTTTGCTACTTCTTTAGACCCTAAATCCTTAAGTACATAATAGTAATAAACAGTTTCTGAAATATACTTATTACCTAATTTATACACTATGTCATATAAATCTGATTTGTAATAAAAACTTACTTGTGAGTCTAAGTCATGTCAATTTAAATTATGTTCTTCCATTATTTCCTCCTTATTATGTACCCCAGTAATACCAAATTCCCTTTTGATTTTTAGGGCCTACATATTTCCTGGTTGCATCCCCTGCCTTTACAATAGTATCAATGACAGATGGAAACTTCTTATCATCTATATCTCTCCATACCATTCTTCTTAATTGCTTTTCAGAAATAACTTTGTACCGCTCAAGTATCTTCCTTACCATATTTATATCAGCAGTTAATTCACTTCTACCTACTGCACTGAATGCATTACCCATGTCAGTTTCTGCTTTTTCAATTGTATCCTTAGCTATTTCTAAATCTGTAGGGTTAATAAGTTTATCACTTCGT